GTACTTGGCGTAGAAATATTCTGCCAAACATTGCCTAAATATACTTGAAGAACACCCTCTGTAGTATTCCAAATAATGTCTCCAGCAGCGAACTGTCTTAGGTCACGATCGGCGCTAGTAAACTGTGGGGTCGCACTAGGGTCAAAAGCGTCTAAACTTATCTCTAAAACCCTGACAAATCTATTAAATGTCTGTGCGTCTACAAACCGCGAGTAAAACGGGTTGAATAAAGGCAATCTACCCTGGAGTAGTTTTGCCATCAGCGTCTACCGTTAGGCTGTAAATCTAAACGTGTTGCTCCTATCCTAAATCCTAAACCTAACCTCGTTCCTACGTCAGCGTCATCATCTGATTCGAAACGCACTGCGGCTTGTCTAGCTCTAGCTCTCGTATCTACTTTCGTTGTAGATGCAGTAAACGCTGTTGTTTGATCGGTAGTTAGGCTTTGTCCAGGGAAATCTCTAGCTTTTAGAACGACGTTCAAAGTTTGCGTATCACCGCTATCCCCCGTAAATTTTACATCAGGGATGAACCGCCGAATAAATTGGAACTCTTCGCCATCACCGATATCGAAATCAGCACTTTCGATAAATACGTTATCCATCGGCGAACCGTCATCGTCGTGCCCTGTTTCGTGAGAATAAATATAATTTCTATCGTCCGCGAACCCTGCCGCTCTCGGGAAAGCAACAATACCTTCGTCTAACCATGCGGTACGAGAAAGGGCACCTATAGCCCACGTTCCCTCGACATAATTAAAAACGACATACCTATCTATCGTTATGCTATCAGCGGTGCAATAAAACCAGCCGACTTCGTCAAACTGTTTATTTAAAAATCCAAATACTTGGAATGCTTGTTTTTCGTTAAAATTATCAAATACGAAACTGTGCACGCTACACGGCAAAGGCACTACTGAACCATTGTAGGTATAAAAACCTTTTTTATCCATCCAATAGATACCCGTAGGCGAATTAATAGCGGCATTAGGGCCAATCAAACTAACGCCTTCGTTAACTAGATTGAGTCCAAAAGTATTAGGAGGGCCGACAAACTGTAAACTATATAACGCTACATCAGTCCATATCAGCGTTTCTTGCCTCGCTCGTATACCACCGATAATTTCAGAACCAGCAGAACAACGTAAAGAACCTGCTGTATTAGTAGCTCTTGGCTCAAAATCGAAAGGGTTTTCTTGATCAGAAAAAGCGATTAGTAGTGGGTCTATAGCCCCAGAACGAACAGCCCCGTCCATTGGATCAGCGCCTAAAACTATAACGTGACGGTCAATATCGGAAACTAATACTTGTAGCCCCAGCGTAGGGACTTGATTAGCTCCTGATTTATCAGATAGGGCTACGGCTCTTTGACTGGCAGTAGAAAAATCCCAATAAAAAACACCACCAGCCCGTACATTCGCGATTAAATCTTCGCCAAAATTATCTATAGACCATAATCTTAGTTGGTTATTCGCTGCTAACGAACTCGTAGATCCCCAAGTACCTGACCCCCATGCACCAGCTCCCCAACCTGTACCGTCGATAAATACATCTAAGCCAACACTAATTTGATAGGCACCTATGGTAGAGCTGCCTCCGTTACCTGTATCGGATGAATTAGCTGTAACGGTATTACCATCTGTATCTTTGGCTGTAATCGTGAATGCGTTAGCAGAGGTAACAGCAGTAACTTGATATTCTTGATTTAAAACGGTAGCAGTAATATTACCGCCTAACGAAGCTGCACCTGAAAATGTAACGAAATCATTTAAGTCTGCACCATGAGAAGTATCGTTAACAGTGATGGTTGAAGAGCCATTCGTTGCAGAAAAAGTAACGTCTCCAGCACCTGTTGTGGATCGGATAGGAGTAATGTCGTTATAATTATCTCCTTCTTGCCAATAAAGTTTGAATGTCGTTCCTATAGAAAAAATACGGGTGCCGTTTAAAGTGACGTATGCGTGTAATTTTCTACCTTTCCCTTTTATAGACGAGGTAAGGTATTTAACCCAACCGCCTATTTTTTCAGGTAAGCCTTTACGAAACCGAACTAAATTACCGTCAAACCATCCGCCTTCGGCAGTATAATCAGTGCCTTCTTTATTAATACCAGGATTGAAGATAAATTTTTGTAAGGGCATCAGATATACTCACCACCACGGATCATTTCGGTTACGCGAATTGCTCTCGTACCTACTTGTTGCGCCCA